AGCTGTGTTGAAATTGCCAAGACTGGCGGCTCAACCGGCTTGCCCAAGATCCGGCCGATTCGGATCGAAGGCGGCGAGCACTACGTAATGTATCTGCATCCGACGCAAGTGACATCGATCCGCACCACGACGAGCACCGGCCAATGGCTTGATATCCAGAAGGCGGCGATGCAAGGCGGTGAGATCAGCAATAACCCGATCTTCACTGGTGCATTGGGCATGTACAACAATGTGATCCTGCGTGAGAGTGAACAAGTCCCCAACGGAGTGCATTCCACCACGGCGGCGGCCCAAACCAATACGCGCCGAGCAGTGTTTCTCGGCGCGCAAGCGGCGGCTATTGCCTTCGGTCAGAATAGCGGCGAAAGCCGTTATAGATGGAATGAAGAATTGTACGACCATAAGCGGCGCCTTGAGGTGTCCGCTTGGTCGATCTACGGCTTAAAAAAACTGGTCTGGAATGCGACCGACTTCTCGACCATCGTGGTGACATCCTACTCGGCACCTGTCGCGTAGTTTCTGCAACTCCAAAAGCTTCGGCAAAGGCCCCTTCGGGCAAAAGGAGTAACTCACATGGCAACTGGAACCTTGGGCACGTCTGCCCGCGACTATCCCTCGAGAGAAAGTCGATTCTGCGTCAACCTCACCTTCACCAACTTCGGCGGCGGTGCAGCACGCAAGATCGGCACGATCCCAATCAACTCAGTGCTGTTGCGGTGTTATACCGTTACCGGAACAGCGTTCAACAGCAGCACCACCAACAATATCCAAGTCGGCACGGCATCCGGTGGGGCGCAGGTTGTGGCGGCGGCGGCGATCGGTGCACAGGGTATCAATACACAAACTATCCTTGCTGCAGCAGCGGGGCCGTTGGCCGCGGATACCGATATCTGGATCCAAGGTACGTTTGCGGCTGCCGCTCCCACGGCCGGAAATGCCGATTTCGTTCTGGAATGGGCAAATCCGGTTGGTCAATAATGCGAACGTTAGATTGGTTTCTGGATCAGGTGGCGCGAATGCCGCCTGACTTTCTCGAGGACAAGTCATGCCCACCTACGGCGATATCCAACTCCAAGTCGCAAACGATCTGCGACGATCCAATCTCGGCCCCGAAATCGCTCAAGCCATCCTCGACGCCATTGCCGATCACGACAGCGAGCGATTCTACTTCAACGAAACCGAAATCTACAAGTTCACGACTGTCTCAAACCAAGACACATATATTGTCGCGGCTCAGCCACCGATCCAGGAATTCATGAAGATCGATATGGTGCGTAGCCAAGTCGGCAATACTTGGTTCACACTTGAGCGCAGGACGCCGGACGATATGGAAATCGACTATTCGGCGCCCACGAGCGGGCAGCCGGTCGAATGGTCGATCCATGGCAACGAAATGCGGCTGTTTCCCATGCCGGATAGGGCCTATCCGGTCAGGGTGTTCGGACATTATCGCATCACGCCATTGGTCAACGCCAACGATTCCAATCCTTGGACGAATGCCGCCAGGAATTTGATCCGTTACTCGGCGCTCAAGCGGCTGTTTGCCTATCCGATCCGCGATATGCAGCAATCGCAAGCGGCCGAGGCGCGCGAGGTGCAAGAAGTCGAATACCTGCGGCGCGAAACCGATGGCCGGGAGCGCACAGGCCAAATGAAGGCGTACTACTGATGCCTAGAGCAAGCGTGCCATTCGCGGAATGGCGTCCGGATATCGCGACGCTCGATAGTCAATTTGCCAACGTGGCTGACAATGTGTTTGCGGGCATCAATTCGTATAAACCGATCCCTGGATTGCTGCCGTTTTCTGCGCCGATCCCGGATGCGCCGATACGGGGATTGACATCGGCGCGTAAGCTAGACGGAACCTGGATGGTTTTTGCCGGCACGCAAACCAAGCTTTACTCGTGGACCAACAGCACCGGCTGGGTCAACGTCAGCCGCACGACCGGCGGCCCTTATAATGTGGACATCAATGAGCTGTGGTCGTTCGCCCAATTTGGCCAGAATCTCATCGCGGTTCAGTCGGCGAACGAACCTCAGACAATAAATGTCGATAGTGGAACTGCGTTTGCAAATCTCGGTGGTTCGCCGCCATTGGCGCGGACGGTGGCGCAAATCGGCGATTTTGTCGTGCTGGCGGGATTGGTATCAAATCGGCGCAAGATCGCATGGAGCGCCATCAATGACAGTACCAGCTGGACGCCGGGCATTAATCTAAGCGACGTACAGGAATTCCCGGATGGTGGCCCGGTGACCAGCGTTCAAGGCGGCGAGATCGGTTACGCCGTGCAGGATCGCGCTATTCGAACCATGCAATTCTTGCCGGGCGATACGACTTACGTTTTCAATTTCAGCCGTGTGCTAAGGGATAAAGGTTGTATTTCGCCGTATGCGGCCATCACCGTGGGCAATGTGCTCTATTTCCTCGCCGAAGACGGCTTTTATTCCATTACCGGCCAGGGCGTCGTGCCAATCGGGCAAGATAAAGTAAACGAATGGTTCCTTGCGAATTCCGATATCGGACGGCGTGCTCTTGTACAGGTCGCGATTTCGAACAAACCTTATGTCGTGTGGGCGTTTCATTCAAATTCCGCGGCCCAACTTTACGACCGGATATTGATTTATAACTGGAGCAATGGGCGTTGGAGCACGGGAACGGTTTACGCCTATGCCTGGGCGCAGCTAGCCACGACGCCATACGATCTTGACACAACCGATCCCGGCGAGCCGGGTGATGATCTGCTCGATTCGACCGCGCATCCTCTTGACAGTCTGTTTTATCTTGGCGGCCGACCATTCGTTTGCGCCTTTGACGAGCAGGGACGGCTGTGCGAACTCAATGGGCCCAATCTGCCGGCGACAATGGAAACCAGCGAGACGCATCTGGTGCCGGGGCAACGCGCCTTTGTGTCCGATGTCTATCCGTTGACCGACGCGCCCGGTAGCTTGATCAAGGTTGCGATCCGCGAACGGCTGCAAGATCCCATAGTATGGGGAATAGATTTTCCGCTTGAGATTACGGGCTCGGCGTCGGTGTTGACGTCATCTCGCCTGCATCGCTTTCGCGTGACCAATCCGCGCGCTGAGGTGTGGACACACGCGCAGGGCGTCCAGGTCGAGGTACAGCCGGATGGCACGGCATGATGCGAAGCATAGATGAAATATGAGCGATGCCTATAGTTTCCCCAAGCTGCCACCGGCGCCGTTTCGAATTGCGTTCGATAGTGCGCGTGACCCGTACGTTGCAAGAAATGCGCTAGGAATTACCGGCGTCAATGGCGCCGTGCCGCCTTATCTGAGCGACGCGCCGGTCAATGGTCGGCACTTCGGCAGATATAACGCAACTTGGGCGGATCTTGACGAAGTCTATATGCGCTGGGTGCCGTACACGGGAGCGGGGCAAGCGTTCCTGCGGCAGGATCTCACCCGCGACGGCGATTGGACGATGGTCGCCGTCAACGATACGACCGATCGGCCGGCACCGCAGCCGACCGGGGCCGAAGAAGACCTGCTACCGATATGGACGCCGACGACATCGGGCAATCCCGCCAATCATGTCGTCTACAACGAATGGACGGTCAACACTGCGGGCTGGATCAATCAGTACGGGATGGACGTTCTTAATCCCGGCAAGCAGTGCGCGGTCACGCTGTCGGTCAATGGTGTTACCAAAGACACCTTCACCGTCACGCCCAACACTGCGGGATTGTTCTGGAACGATATAACGCCGCTGCTGGTGGTTTCCGGGGCGATAATTCGCGTCACTAATTCGGTGAGCGGCAGCGGTAACCTCTCCTGGTACCAGCAAGTTGGACTATTCGCGACGCCACCTGTCTATTGCTCGGCGGCAGTCGGATCGAAGGACGGCGCAGCCGCAGGTACGACTGCATACGGTTGCCATGTGCTGTTGCAGCCCGGTACGAAATCGGCCAATTGGGATGTGGTCGCTTTTGGCGGGTCTGCCGCCGGGGGTGGCGGCGGCGGCCCTCCGGTCAATCCATCGCCATTAACCGCCGCCAACGATACCAACATCACATTGACGCTCGGTGGCACACCGGCAACTGCGCTGTTGCAGGCATCCTCGATTACAGCGGGTTGGACCGGCACGCTTGCAGCGGCAAGGCTCAACGCAAACGTCGTTCAAGCCGTTGCCAATGATACGAATGTAACGGGCTCGATTGCGGCGCAGACGCTCACGCTTGGCTGGACAGGCACGCTCGCTGCAGCGCGGTTCCCAGCACTCACTGGCGATGTCACAACCACGGCCGGATCGCTGGCAACGACGCTGGCGACCGTCAACAGTAACGTCGGCACGTTTCAGGGCATCACCGTCAACGCGAAAGGGTTGGTCACGGCGGCCGTCGCGCAAGGCTATCTGACCGCCAACCAGACGATCACGTTATCCGGTGACGTCACAGGTTCTGGAGCTACGGCAATCACCGCGACTATCGCCAATGGCGCTGTTACGAATGCCAAGATGGCGAACATGGCGGCCAACACGATCAAAGGAAACAATGCCGGCAGCGCGGTGGCGCCGATTGATCTAACCGGTACGCAAACCACGGCAATGCTCGACGTGTTCACAAGCTCGCTGAAAGGAGTTGCGCCTAGCTCTGGTGGTGGCACGGCGAATTTTTTGCGCGCGGATGGGACTTGGGCAGCCCCGCCCGGCGGCGGCGGCGGCGTTACGGCCGTTGGCACGCCGACGCTGGGCCAGATCGCTCAGTGGACGAGCGCGAGCAGCATTCAAGGCATCGGGCTTTATAACTACCTCGGCGGTCTGACGTTGAGCTACGTCAGTACGACGACATTCGGCATTGCTGTTGGCGCTGCTACGTCTGATGATAATACGACGCTGATGACGCTGACAT